TATACCAAAGAAAATATGCCATGTTCAGAAAGAGTTCTTTCTGTTATGTCAAAATAGATGGTATCAGATCTTGGAATAATATGATCTTTTAATTTAGATATGCCTTCGTATAATAAAGATATATCTTCATTTTGCTTTAAAGAAATTTGAGGAACAGGTTGTAATGTTTCAGTAAAATAACCAAAAAAACTGATTCCATATTTTCTTCCCCACACATCTCGTGCTTTTCTAACCAAAAAGACCTCGAGATTATTCGGATCTAACAGATAATTAAGGTCTTCGCTTTTGGTTGTGAGTTCAATACTACACAATTCATTAGAAAGTTTTTTAATTTCTAATGAATTAGCAGTAAGTTTATTGTTAATAACCTCCCGCTCTTTGAGTAAATCTTGTCTCGCTTCTTTCAGTAATTTGATATAATCAACCATAATCTAAAACCTTTATGTTAAGTTTCTTTTTTCTGGCGAGGAGGTAAACGTTTAACTGTAATATGCCTGTCTCGAGCCATTTCCATCGCAGCAGAGTAACCATGACGATAAAACACTCTTCCCAAATTAAATGCTTGATTTTTAACAGTAGAAGACAGTTCGCTTCCCCCATATTTTGTCGTGTATGCATCAAGCGCCGCGTCTTCATACATAAGAAGTTCACTAGGTGATAAGTCTTGAATTGTCGGACGCTCGTTCAACAACAAGCGCAGCATTTCCATTCCCAACATCTGGACATATACTTCCCCTTCTTTATACATCGAAACAGAAGTAATTTCTTTATCAGTGTCCCATAGAAAAAGAATATCCTGCAATTCTTCTTTGTCTTTAATATTCATGTAATTTCCTTTAAAATATGTTTATCCTATTGATTGAATGCTTTCCCCGTCTGTTTAATCAAAAACACACCAATCAAAATCAAAAATAAAATCAACCCAAATCCCACCAACACATTAATCCAATGTCCCATGAGAACAGAAATTGATACAAAAAAGACAGATTTGATAAGTATTGCGAGAGCAATTATTACATAAAAAAATGTAATCACACACAGGGTTAATAGTTTCATGATAAAAATCCTTTTCTACAACTCATTAATATCATGAATTTTCGGGATTGTCAAGTGTTTTTATGAGGTCTACCCAATATTCAAGAAATCTCAATGTTTCCTGTTCTCCCAACACATCCAACATATGCTCTATCGCTTGCTCGCCAAATATTTTGGAACGTCTTTGAATGATTAATTGGGTTGCTTTTAATTCTTTTTCGATTTCAGGCATTCAAAATCTTTAAGGTCAAATTTTGAAATTTGACCTTTTTTCTTTTTTAATACTCTTTTTAGTTGTGCGGTCATACACAATTCTCTTCCGAAAGCGTCTATCTCCCAAGGTTGGTCGTGATAATCCAAATCTTCTTCAAAATAATCTTGGTTGAATTTGGACATTCCGGAGTTCAAATCTTTTAACTCACCCTTGGCATATTGTTTAATGTGTGCAATTTCATGTGCAAGGCATGATATTATCATTCTTTTAGAAATATCTTTGTTTATGTCTATTATAAATTTCCTAGGAGTTCCTTGTTCTCGTTCTTCATAACTGACCTGAGCATAAGAAACTTTGAAACCCCTTTCCTTCTTCATCGTAACAAACTTGACTTTTATTTCAAGAGTTTTGCACAGTTTTTCAGACATTAATTTATTTGCAAAAAACTTGATAGCATATCTCATGAGGTTCTTATCTATTTTTTCGCTTTTTTGCAAATAAATTTTCATTAACCCCTCGTTGTAAATATGTGTGTTACCTCTTTCTCATAATCAATCATATTTTTATTAAATATTTGTAAACCGTCTTCGTCAGTAGCGATTAATACATAGAATTGTTTTATCCTTGTATTTATAAGGGCGTTGAACATCATCCCATAACACGCGGCTTGCAGAAAATAATTGTGTACCCAATCTTCCTGCTTCTTTCTTTTCGCGGTCTTGAAGTCAATAATAACCAACTCTCCTTTGACCACTGCAACTAAATCAGTTCTTCCCGCAGTTCTTAATGTGTGGGAGTATAAAGGATACTCAATCCCCACAATAGCTTCTACGTTTTGATCTAAAAATTGCTTCATTTGTTTGAATGATTCAATATCTGTTGGCATTGCCCCTTGTGTATAATTCGGAGTGTTTAGTAAATATTTTTCAGCAAGAGCATGTACCGAAGTGCCTCGAACACATGCTTGCAGTGTTATTTTATTTGCTTCATCTGTACCTATTCTCTCCCGCCATTCTTGCAGAAACTCTTTCGAGGTCTCAGACAAAACAGATGTGACGGAAGGATATTTAATACCGGTTGGGGTGGTGTAATATCTCTTTCCGTCAATAATTTCAGCATTCATCTCTTCTCTTTTCAGATTAAAGATTTTGAATGTTTTTTGGGGTTCAGATCGTTGAAATTTTTCCTTGAAGCTCAAGATTTTCTCTTTCTATAATATATGACTTCACCAAACCACTTCTTACAATATCTTCTTTGGTAAACTCAATCGATTCAAACTCTTTCATATTGTTTATTACTTTGAAGAAATCTTCGAACCCAGATTTCTCTCTTCCTTTTGAAAGATCATTTTGTTTAATGTCGCCGCAAATAATAACTCTACAATTTTTTCCAATACGAGTAAAAACAGAGTGAATTTCACTGCTGCTCATATTCTGGATTTCATCTATTACAATGATAGAATTATTAATAGTAATCCCTCTCACAAAGGAGGTTGATATAAATCTGACAAGGTTTTTTGCTTTGAATAATTCATATGCATCACCTCTTTTATACAATTCAGAAAACAAAGCATAATATGGTGCTTCGTACACCATCGCTTTTTCCTTTTCGCTGCCAGGCAAAAACCCAATGTCTCGTGTTGAAACGAGAGATCTAATGATGATAAGGTTGTTTTTTGTTTTGTCCTTGCTCAAAAGTTCCATTCCAAGATACAATGAAAGAAATGTTTTTCCCGTTCCTGCTGTCCCTGTCATTAACAAATTTTTACCATCATCAAAAGAATCAAAGGCTATTTCTTGATTTTCTGTGAGAGGATCAACATTTAGTAATGTTATTTGTTCTTGGAAATTTTCTTCGTTTCTTTTTTTGTTCTTCGAAGCTTTTTTATTTACGTTTGACATATGTTTTCTCTTTTTGTTGTTGTCGTTAAACATCATCAGTCATATTGTAATATGTATGTCACCAAGTATCTATAGTGCTTTGCGTAAGTCCTTTTGAATTTCTTTTTTTAATGTCTTTAAGAAGATCTCTAAAACCTGCATCAGGTTTTTTATTATGAGATCTTATGGATCCAGGAAACCCATTGAGTAATTGTTTGACATTTTTATTTTCTTCAAGGTATTGATCAAGTTCAGAAATTTTCATTTCTTTTTTATACTTCTTTTTAGTATCCATATTTTGGAAGCGATATGTCGGCATTATTGTTCTAACAATCCTGGAAATGCTTCTTCAACAAATTTTTGAGACAGTCCCTTATAAGGAAGCATTTTGTTCTTCATTGATAATAGCAATGCAGCATCTGATGCAGTAACAGCCTCAAGCAATTGAATGAATAACTGTTCTCTTTTGTTTTGATTTAGATTGACATTGCCACCCTTTGTAAACAAATAAAGTTTTCTTGCTTCTTTATGCAACACATTTTCATTATCAAAATATGGACAAGGCTTAAAAGGAGGATCTCCTTCTGGCAACAACCATTCAACATTTTTATGATAAGCACATTGCAAAATTGTTAATAATGCACTATTCTGGTTTGCGCGAATAAAATCTATTCTTTCTTGTTTCGTTTCAAGTAAAGAGCATTCTTGTAAAATTTCTGATATACTTTTTTTCATTAAAAATCCGTTAGTGATTCTGTTAAGTTGCTGAGTTTGTATTCTATGAAATAATTCAACAGCTTATCACGTCTTTTGCCTTTTTGTGTTTCATAATCTTGGGTTATTTTCATTTTTATGTCCGAGGGAATATGATTAAAATCGATTAAGGTCTTATTGCGATGAAAGTTTCTGATAAATTCGTTTTCAATGTTATTTTCATTTCTCCAATTATCAAGTCTTTTTTGAGTGACGGGTTTTTGTCTTTGGCCTATCACAAAAACATTATCATCAGACATTATATTAGGAATGCTATCACCAGAATCGCCTTTGATAATATGCTCTAATAAAAACCTCTCAGGATTTCCACATTCAATTTTTTTCTTGCGAATAGGATCATACTGTCTAATGTTCAAATATTTGTGCAATTGGTTGAAATCGTGGTCCGCAGACACAATCATAATGGGTTCGTGCATATCGTTGCCGAAATTTTCACACAATACCGCAATAACATCATCTGCTTCTGCCCCTTCCACTTCAATAACTCGATATGGAAAATTTTCTTTCAATTCTTTTTTGATCTTATTCATTGAAGAATATGCTTGCTTCCAGTCAAGCAATTGATTTTCTTTTGATTTTACTCTACCATGTTTATAATAAGGAAATATGTCTCTTCTCCAATAATTTTTGGAGTCACATGCTATTACAAGTTCGCCATAATCAGATTTAAATTTATTGTTGATTGTACGGATAGAAGACAATATCATATGTCTTATCATATTTTCATCAACATCAGGCACTTTTGTTTTCACGGCGTTTATCATCAAGGCCGCAATCATTGTTTGCTGAATGTCAGCAATTATCATCAGGAGTTTCCTTCAATTTAAAAAAACCTTCCTCATCTTGTTCAAAATTTTCTTCTGAAATTTGATGAAAGGGGTGTTCCATGTTATAATATTTTAGCATTAATGCCCTTAATGATTCAATCATAAAGAATATATTCTTTTGATATGATTCATCATCTGGATCAAAATTGAAACCTAAAATTTCAAATTGCAACATTAGTTTTTCTACAAGAATTTCAGTCGATTCCTCGACATGATACATATGAACATCTTCAATTTTTTGAAGAACTTGTTGAGATGTAGATATTTCTTGCGGTTTAACTATCCTGTCTAGTGGAAATGTGAGGACAGTATTAGTGTTGTTCATTTAATACAACGTAATATAATTGTGTCTTTGTTGAGGCGAGAG